TGCCCGTTGATCAGAATCCTGGTAGTGCAGCTCGTGCCGCTCGTCGTGAAGTCGACCGACACATAGCGCCCGCGCCGCCTGGCGTACCAGATCGAGTCATTGCCCGACCGGCAGAAGATGGAGGTCGGCGCCAGCGCCGCACCCTTGATGCCGTTGGCCACGTCGGAAAGCTGATTCAGTTTCGCCGCGGAGAGCAACTCCCCCGAGGCGAACGTTGGCGGAAAGATGTCGATCAGAGCCATCAGTAGAACACGTACCGATTGCTGGAGAACGTGTGCGTCCCCAACACGAAATACTCGCCGTCGTTCGGGAACAACTGCGACGCCTGGAGCGCTTCCACGTTCTGCCGGAATCCGTCGCCGTCGAAGTTCCACGCCACCGCCGTCACATAGCCTGTGAACGTTGCCGACATCGTCGGCGCGTCGGCCACCGTCACCCTGTCCCCCAGCCGCATGGACGGCTGGCCAGGCACGCCGCTGGCGAGCGCCGTCAGCCGCGGATACTCGCAGCGATCCAGCAGATACTGCGCCATGGTCGCCGCGTGCGCCCTCGTCTGCACGTAGGCGTTGCCGCGCACAGAGAGCGTGCGGTCGCCCCGGTCGTCGAAGAACGCCTGATTGGCGCCATCGTCGGCGCTCGTGCGGCGCTCCTCAATCTCCGGCCCGCCCACCAACGCCACGCCCAGGATGCGCAGCGGATAGAGCCGCACCCGCACCGCCGACGAGTTCACGACCACCAGGTCGGCGCGCTGCGCGTAATAGGTCGGCGTCACCGTCACGTTGGCCGTCTGGCTGTTGCCGCCATCGTCCGCCGCCTCAAATTGCAGCCCGCTGATGCTCTCGGCCGCCGTGTCGAAGCGCGCCGTGATTGTGGTCGTCGCGCCTGGCGCCACCAGCGGCAGATCATCGGGCTCCCAAATCACATCGACGCCACCTGGCGCACGCGGCGACGCCTCAACCGTGACGATGTTGTAGAGGTCGCCGTCATCCAGCCGCAGCTCGAAGCTGTCCATCGTCGAACGTGACAGCGCAAACTGCGTCGTGGTCGAGCGCGCCGCCGTCTGCCAGTGCGCCATATTCTCGAAGCGCCACTCGCCGTCCGGGTCGCAGTAGAGCCGCCCGCCGCACGCCGCGGCAATGCGCCATGCCTCCTCGACCGCGCTCTCGTCGTCTACCCACGCATAGGGAATGACAAATAGCCCGGCATCGAGCGTCATGTCGCCCGCGGCCACGCCCGCCGCATCCAGCCACGCCTCAATGTACTCGGCCTCGGTGTACCCGGCGTCATGCTGTGCCGCAAAGGTGGCCTGCGCCACGCTGATGCGCTGTTGCAGATAGCGCTCCTCGGGCGAGCGCGCATCGAACGTCACGGCCGGCGTGCGATCTCTGGTCAGCGTCGTCTCTTGCGGCAACTTGAGCACGCCGGTGAAAACCCGGTACCAGTTGCTGCCGCCATCGACGGAGATCTCCAGGTAACATGGCGCGTGATAGCTCTTGCCGTCGCGGATGTACGCGTAGAGTGCGCCATCCGTGCGCTGCGGGCTGAACCTGCCCGACAAGTTGCTCAACGTCAGCCGCATCTGCGAAACGATGCCCGTCGCCGTCATCAGCCCTGCCCCGACCGGCGCCAGGCGCATGTCGCCCGACGCGTCGATCAGGTATGCCGACTCGTTCGTATACGTGCCGTCGAAGTCCCAGTCAACCCAAAGGCGAGCCGACTCAACGCGTACCGCCATTATGCCGCCTGTAAGTTGACCACTTCATAAACGTACTGCGCCCGCACCGCGTCATCCTCACCATAGGTGCCGGTCACCGTGACCACATGCTTTTCAACCTCCAGTCGCGGCGACACGACGGCGTTGTCGACCGGCGTCAGCGTAATCTCGACGCTCGTGCCGGGTGTCAGGTCGGTATCGGCGCGAATCTGCGTGCCGGTGGCAACGTCGTCGATGCGATAGCTGGCCGTTGTGGGCTGCTGGGCCGCCCCTGTCTTGTCCTTGAAGGTAACGGTCAGGTAGGCGGTGCTGCGCTCGTTTACCTGCTCCATGCTGGCTCCTAGCTGATCGTGATACTCACGTCAACGGTCCACGTCTGGCCGCTGGCCTTGGTACCCTGCGCACTGACCTTGCGATTCAGGTTCGTGCCACTATCCGACGATCCGTTGGCGACGGTGAACTCGTTCCAGGCGTAGTTTGCTTCGCTGGAACCGAAGACGGCGCGCCAGGTTACGGTCTGGCTGGCGCGGCTGGGGTAGGTAGCCTCCATGGCCTTGTACAGCTTGTTGGTCGGCGCCTGGAGACCGGTCTGCGCTGCACTCTCGGCCGTGTTGGTGTCGCCGACGCCAATGTAGCTGTTGGCGTTGTTGTACGCCGTGCCGCCGGCGCCAATCAGCAGGTCGAGCAGCAACTGGATGCCTTCGTTGAGCAGCAAGTTGCCGTCGATTTCAGTCACAGCAGGCAGTTCGACGCCATTGGCATCGACGACGGCCGTCGGCACGCCGGCGCGGAATGCTGCGTCGTCGGCGAAGCGGCGGATCGTCCAGTGCGTGCGATAGGTGAGTTTGTCCTTGATCATCTGTGTTCTCCTACACATTGAGTGCGAACTCGACGGTTCGCGTTGTCCATCCGAACGTTTCTGAGCGCTGCGTCCGGACGAAGTCGACCGTGCGCATTGTCCATTCAAAGTCAAGCGAACGTACTGACCAGGCAAAGAGCAGCGAACGGCGCAGCACGGAGAAGACGAGCTGCACGATGCGCACGGCCGAATCGAAGTGCACCGCCACGTCGACCCCGGTGGCAGCATCCGCGACGACCAGGTTCGCCGCCAGCGCCAGCACGTCGGCCGCCTGGCCGATGTCGGCCACCGGCACGCTGACGGTGATGCTGCCGAGAGTATCGCTGGCGCCGGCGGCATCGGCTACGGCGACGAGCACACTGGTAAGCAGCGCATCGCTGGCGGCCGCCGCATCGTTCAACGCCAGCGTCACCGCGACGGCTGTGTTGTCTGTCCCGGCGCCGCTGTCCACCACGCCGAACGGCGCCACGTTCACCGCCAGCGCATCCGAACCGGCGCCGCTCTCCAGGATCGTGAGCAGCACTTCCGTGATGAGAGAGAGCGCGTCACCGCCGGCACCGCTGTCGGCAATCATAAGTGTGACGGTTGCCGCCTGAGCGTCGAGCGCCGTGCCTGCATCCAGCACGACGAGACTTACGGCTGGAGACAACACAGCGTCGGCGCCGGCGCCGCTATCCGTGACGGTCTTGATTGCCGCGGTCAGCAGGTTGATTGCCTCGGCCGCGCTGCCGGCGTCGGCAACGCTCACCGCCACGGCCACCGACAGTAACTCGTCGCCGCTGCCGCTGTCGCTCACGCCGAGTGTCGCCGTGATGGCGGAGAGGGCATCGGCCGCACTGCCGCTGTCGGCGATGGCAATCAGGATCAGCGAGAGCAGGCTATCGACCCCAATGCCATTGTCGGCGATGCCCAATGTCACGCCGATGGCCTGGCCATCCGCCCCGCTGCCGCTATCGGCAACCGGCACGCTGGCCGCAATGTTGGCCGGCGCATCACTCCCGGACCCTGCATCGCCGACGACCAGGCCGGCGCCGATATTCTCTGGCGCGTCGATTCCGGCGCCACTGTCATCAATGCCCAGGATTGCCAGCAGTTGCGCCAACACATCGGCGGCTGTCCCGCTGTCGCTGGTGGCCAGGCTGGCCGCCGCGCCAAACGTATCACTGCCGGCGCCGGTGTCGGTCAGCGCCAGGCCAACCGATAACCCGGCCAGTGCGTCTGCGCCGGCGCCGGTGTCTGTGACGTTGATTTGCGAGGCGCCGCCACCCAGATCTTCGGCGGCCCACGTTGCGCAGTAGGTGTTGGCGTTGTTGCCGCCATAGCCGGCAATTCCGGGCGAGCCACTACTCAGCGCGCTGTGTGTGGCTTCCAGATCGAGCACGCCGTTGACGTAGCCGCGGATCGTCGTGCCGTCGACCTCGATGCGTAGCTCGTAGTTCGTGCTGGCCGTGATGGCGCTGCCAGTGTCGAGGATTGTCTCGGCTCCGGCGTTGATGTAAACCAGGTAAGCCGCATCCCCGCCGAAGATGATGAGCGCGTAGTAACTTACCGTGGCCGACACAACACAGCGGGCGGCCGGGCCGATGCCGATGCTCGATGAGCCGCTGCGGTAGGTGCCGGATACGCTGTAGTTGGCGGAGGCCAGTGCGGCGCCTACCCAGCGCAGCTTGCGGTAGCTGTTGCCGGTTGTGTTGTTGCGGACATTGTTGGAGACGATCGCCCAATTGCCGGAATCCTCGGCCCAGTCGGCGCCGAGGCTGGTGTTGTCCGCTCGATCAAAGGTATCGGCAACAGATGTCATCTACACCTCGCGCAGCTTCAGCGTCACGCTCGTTGCCTTGATCACCTGCCGCCGCGACTTCCACTTGATGTCCAGATCGAAGAAGCCGACGTCACGCGTCACCGTGTAGCTGCCACCGCGCGGCGTGACGAATGTAGCGCTGCCATCGCGCACCGTCGCAAATGCCGACTGGAGCGTAGCGATCTGGCTCTCCGTCAGTTCCCGCCAGCGCAACTCAAAGCGCCGCTTGGCCGTGGTCGTCACCAGCGCCGTGTGCACCGACCCGTCCAGCATCTCCCGGTCGGCGCCGCGATAGCCGTAGCTTTCGTCGAACCCATCGTCGGCCACATGCGGCAGCGTCACGCCACCCAGCGTTGCCGTCGTCACCGCCACGATTCACCCCATTGACCGTTGACCATTGACCGTTGACCATTGACCATTAGCGGGCTCCCGTCCGGCTCGCCTGCGCCGCCATATTGGCCAGCACGCCCGCCGTCACAATGCTCACCAGCGCCGCCGCCCACTGGTCGATGTATGCACCCTGCACCGCCATGAAGCCCGTGCCGAACGCATTCCCCGCCGTGCGGCCCGTGTTGTCGAAGGTGCTCACCATGCCCGTCACCGTGGCCGCCCACTTGTTCACAAAGTTCTCGGCCGGCTGCGCAGCGTCCGGCCCGGCCTGCTCGCCAGTCGGCAGCATGCCGCCCGTGCCCAGCGTGGCGCCGACCGCCTGCTGCGCCTGCGCCAGGCTCACGCCCAGCTCGCTGGAAATCTCCTGCGCAATCTCGTTCGCCAGATCCGCCGACGACTGGTCGCCCAGGATCATCGCCTTGACCCGGTCCTTGATCATCTGCTTGTCCAGCAGCTCCGGCCGCAGCCCCGCCTGGAACTCCTGGAGCATCCTGGCCGCCGCCGTTTTCGGATCGCCGCTCGTCGACAACTCCTCCCACAGCGCCGGCACCTCGGCCTTGAATTCCTCCATCCATTCCTGGTTGCCGAGCCCATCGCGCATGATGGCCGCCAGCCGCCTGGCGTTCTCGTTGATAGCATCCTCACGCGGCAGGAAGTCGGCCGGATTCAGCCCCACGTCGAGCGTCGTCGACTGGTCGATGATGCCCTGGACCTTACTGCGCAGGTCGTCGAACTCACTGGCCACCGCAGAAACGCCGCCGGCCTGCGATGCAATGGTCTTGTTAACATCCTTCATTTGCGACAAGTACGATGGCAACAGAACGCTCTGAATCTCATCGACCGTGTAGCCCGCCTGCATCCAAGCAACGATCTGCGCCTGCGTGGCAGTCTTCTGATCCTCTAGCCATCCCAAAGCGCCGGATGGCCCCATCTGCTCGACGTATTGCGACGCCTGGCTATTGAGTGCAGGCATTGCGCTGTTAGCAATCCCGGTAATCGCATCGACCGCAAAACTAAGTGCCGTTCCTAGCGTGCCCACGAGCGTGTTGGCCGCCCCAATCGCCACGTTGAGACCGCCAGCGATGCGAATCCCGATCTGCTCGCCGAACGTCGCCGCCTGAATCTCTCGCTGAATGATCTGATCAAGTCCGGCGATGTAGTTCGGCAGAATCACGCCCGTGATATGCTCGATCGTGTAGCCCTGCTCGAGCCACTTGCCAACCATTTCGCCGACCTGGCCTTTGGCGGTTTCCAGCCACGCCAGCGCGTTGTCGGTCCCCTTGATGGCAGCCAGCGACTGCGCCATGTTGTTGAGGCTGCCGGCCACGCTGTCAACAACCGGCTGAATATCAACAGTTTGCGCCGTTGCCGTGTACGCTGCCTGCGTCGCATCGACGATCTTGCCGAGGTTGTCCAGGTACTGCGGAAGGAGGACGCTTGTAATCTCCTGCACGGAGTACCCAGCCTCAGCCCAACGACCAACCTGAATCTCAAGTTGATCGTTGGCGCCGCGCAAGAAATTGACCGCAGCCTCACTCCCCTGCACCTCGATCATGCTGCGCGCGATCTGCGCCAGCCCGCCCGACGCACCCTGCACGATCTGGTCAGTCGCCGCCACAACCGCATCGGCCGCAATTTCGGCCTCGGTGCGAAATTCCTGCCATGTCGACACCGTATCCCAAAGCTGGCGGTTGTACTCCTCCAGCCCATTTTCGGGGCCGATAATGCCGCCCATGGCCGCCCGAATGATCTCCGCCTCTGCCGCCAACTGCTGCGACATACTGATGGCGTCCTGGAGCATCGCCTGGAACTCCGCCGCCGCCTGGTTGGGGTCCATGCCCGGCGTGCTGGCAATGTTGGCGATCTGCCGCTGCGCATCCTGCGCCAGCGCCTGCATGCTGTCCATTGCCGCCTGCGACCGTCGCTCCGTCTCCGCCAGCGCATCGTTCAGAATGCGGAACTGTGACGACTGGTCATCGACGCCGGCCAGCCGGTCATAGGCCAGCGTCCCGGCCACCTTCTGCCGGATGTCGAGCGTGCGCTGCGATGCGTCCGCCTGATCCTGCATGGCGTCCGTCGCCGCAATCGTCGCCGCTGCAATCTGCTCGGCAATCGCCGCGATCGCTGGCGAGAAGAGAATGCCGAGCGCCTCCTTGGCGTTCTGGATGGCGGCGTCCATGCGCTCGAAGCTGGCCGCAGCATCGTCGGCCACCGTCGCCCCGGAAGCGCCCGCCAGCACCACGTTGACCAGCGCCTGCTTGCGCTCCACGTCCGTCAATTGTTCCGAGGTTTTGCCCAACGACTTGGCGTAGTCGTCGATCGCCTTCGTCGCGCCCACGATGCCCAGGTTGTCGAGGATCTGCGGGCTCATGCGCCCGATGCCGGTAATCACATCGCTGACGGCCTGCGACGCACTCACGCCCAACGCCCGGCCGCGCTCGATGGCCGCCGCCATCAACCGGCTCATCTCGTCAGCATTGTCGGCGACGCCCAGCATGATCGCCCGGTTGGCCGCCAGCATCAGCTCACTGTTGCTGACCGTGCCCGCCGTCGCCTGCTGCATCGCCGCAAGCATCTCCTCACCGGAGGAGCCAACGCCCGCCGCCATCGTCTCGAAACTGGCCTGCGTGCGCTCCGCCGCCGCGCCGACCTTGCCCAGCTCGAACGCGGCGCTGGCCATCTTCTCCACGGCGAACGCCGCACCAATCCCGGCGCCGACCTTGCCCAGCGTGCTGCCGAAAATATCGCCCAGCCCGCCGACGCTGTCGCCCAGGTCGCTCGAGGAGCGCTCCAGGTCGCCAAGGTTCGCCTTGACCCGCTTGACCGCGCCGCTTGCCGTGTCCTTGGCCGTGATGCTGATAATCAGGTTGGCGTTACTCGCCATTGTCTACCTCGAACCGCTTGAGCAGCCTGTCATGCCGTGCGATTGCCTTCCAGTCTTCCGGCTCCAGCCGCTTCTGGCCGTCCTTGTCCAGCGCCAGCCGCCGCATTGCCTCAACCCGGTCGATCTCCTGGACCTTGCTCGCCCGCAGCACGCGCAGCACATCCATGCCGTCGAGTTCCTCCAGCGTGCGCCCCGGAAACTTGCCCAGCAGCCACGCATCCCACTCCGCCGGCGAGATGAGCGCCAGCGCAGCCCCTACACCCCGCCGCCGCTCGTCGTCGTCGAGGTCGTCGAGTTCGGCGCCGTCGTCATCGTCTTCGCGAGCCCGCCGGCGCCGGACAATACTCGCTTGCTCGCTTCCCCCAAGGTGGCCAGGAAGTCAACGGCATTGCTCAGGCTCGCATTGACCAGCCGCGCCAGCCGCACGTCGAGATCGTCGAAGCGCTCGATGATCTGCGCCGGGTCGTCGATGGCCTCGCCCTCCGCCGTCAGCAGATGGCAGCCCGTCACCTTGCGGGCGAAGAGCGCCAGCCAGGCATCACGCCCGGCGTACACCTCCGCCAACTCGCGCACCGCCCACCGCTCGCTCACCTCGACGAAGCACTCTTCCAGCCCGACCGCCTCGGAATAGACCCGGATTGGCATAGGCTAGGAGATGACCGGCGAGCCGGAAATGGTCAGCGTGCCGCTCCACGTGATGTCGCCCATGGGGTTGTCGGCATTGATCGTGTAGTTGCTGATGAACGCCCCAGTCGTCGAGCCGCTGGCCGTCCACGTGTAGGTCACACGGGAACCAACCGGCCCCACGAAGTAGCCGAGCGTCTTGAGCGTGTCGCTCGGCGAGATCGCATCCGGGCGCAGGAAATCGTCCAGCGTCTTCGACCATGGGCCGCCGATGTCGATGGAGAACGACGGAGCGCCCGGCCCCTGCTCCATTGCCGAACTGGCGAAGGTCGTGCTCTCGATTGCCTCGACCGTCGCGTTCAGGCTCGCCGCGTTGAGATGAGGTTGCAGATCGTCGCCATCGTAGGTAATGCCGACATTCTGCAATGCCTTAGTCCGTGCCATTTCTGATGCTCCTTACATTGTCACGTCTGCGACGCACAGGACGAGCGCCGCGGTGAAATCCGTCGCGCCGCCCAGGTCGTCGATCACAACCCGCACATATGTCTCCACCGTCCCGGAAATCGTCAGCGAATAGACGCCCACGTCCGAGAAGGTGATCGATCCCTTGTCCGTCGGCGTCGTCATGCCGACCACCGTGTCACACTCAATCGTCACGATGGCATCGACCGCCGTGCCCGTAATGTCGCGCACGAAGAGGAACGCCGTCCCGCCCGTCGTCCCGGCCGCCGGCAGCGTGACCACCGTCCCGTTGCCCGTCGCCGTCACCTGCCCATCGAGCAGCGTCAGCCCGCCGCTGGCCACGCCCTCGAATGTCCCGTTGAACTTCAGCAGGTCATTGACCGGCGTGTCGACCGTCACATTGGAGCCCCACGCCGACGCCAGCACATAGGCCGGATTGCCCAGCGCGCGCGTGTCGAGCAGCCAGGCCACCCAGGCGGCCGTCTCCGTGCCCAGCCGGCTGTACACCTCCTGGAAGATGTCGCCGGCATCGTTGCCCGTGTAATAGCCGCTCATCGTCAACTGGCTGCCCGTCGCGTCCGGCTGATACTGCATCGCCGCCGATTGCCAGTTGCTGCTCTCCAGCGGCTCCGCCGTGTTGGCCAGCGACGCCGAGAACGTATCCAGCGAAAAATCGAACTCATCGACCAGCAGCCGCCCGTTGTGCGCTTTTATGCCCATGCTCACACCTCGCTATAGTTGACCGCCACGATCACCGTGCAGCCGAACAAATCCGCTTCAGGGTCGTAATAATCCGATCCATCCGTCACGCTCGCCACGGCGATGTCGCCGCCCTGGTACGTATCCAGCGCCACCCGCACCGCCTCGGCGCCATTGCGTGCCACCAGCCACGTCGCCGCCCAGCACGTCAGCGAGATGGTCACGTCCGCCTGCACCCCGCCGCCGAATGTGTACTCTCGGCTGCCGCTCTGCCGGGCGAACGTAATCGCCGGCACGTCGGCCGCCTGGCGCACCGCCACCGGCGTGATGCGGTCGCCCACAATGTCCGTTATATCGCTGTCCGCCAGCAGCACCGCCACCACAGAGGATTCGATCATCCGCGGAACCCCACATTCCAGCGTTCGTCAATCAGCTTCTCCAGCCGCCGCAACACAAAGGCCATCGCGATCGGCTGTGTATCGCGTATCGACACCCGAAAAAAGCGCTGCGCTTTCTGTCGACCGACGCCCTTGCGCCGCTTGCGACCGCGTTCGACAATGAGCCCATAGAAGACACTCGACACCACCACCACCTGCCCCGGCCGCGGCGGATAGCGCAGCGGAGAATTGATGCGTTTGCCGTTACGGCTGAGCTGCGAGAAACGATAGCTCTCCGTGCTGGCGGTGTAGATGCCCATGCGCAGCTTGCCCGTGTCGCTCGGCGCCCGCGTGCGTGCCCTGGCCGCCATCACCTCGGCGCCGCGCTGAATCTCCCGTGTCACCGCCGGCGAGCGCAGAGTCAGCCCCACCGACGCCAACCTCTGTTCGATCTCCTTCAGTCCCTCAAACTTGACCCTGACAGCGTTACGCCGTGCCATTAAATCTCGACCTCCATACAGCGCAGCACAATCGTCCCCTGCGTCCGGTACGGCGTCACCGTGTCAATGGCCAACGTCTTGTCGCCCCACGTCAGCCGGTCGCTGTGCGTCACCGTCACCCCGGCGCGGATCGTCACCTCGTAACTCACCAGCATCACCGGCCGGTCGGCCAGAATCGGCTCCCGGCCGCCGCGCTCCACGACCTTCGCCCACACCGTCGCCACATCCGCCCAGGACACAACCTCGGCGTTGGCCGTGCCGCGCGTCACCGTCGCCGTCTGGATCGTGACCTCCTCGGTCAACTCGCCCGCCGCAATCGGCTTCATCAGTACCGCACCCGCACCAGGTTCAGCACCCGCTGCACAACCGGCGTCAACTCCGGCCGGCTACCCACGATCACCGCCTCCCGGTTGGCGTAAATCTCGCCCAATTGGAGAAAAATCGCCGCTTTCGCCATGGCCGGCACCGCGCTGGCGTCCGCATAGCCCGCCACAAAGCGCACGACGATGGCATTGACATTGGTCAGCGTCACCGACGGCCAATCCGCATCAGGACCGAGCACCACCCGCCCCGGCTCCGTCGCCGTGTCGACGCCGTACTCGGTCGCCGCAAACGTGGCCTGCACGCCGTCCTCATCGGTGTACTTGATGTGCGTCACGCTCTGCAACGGAGGCCGCGGCAGCCAGATCACCCCATCCGCCGGCCACGCATCCAGGTACAGATCCCACGTCTGCGCCATCAGCGCACGCCAGCACTCCTCCTCCACCGCTTCCCGCGCCATCTGCGCATAGAGCGTCAGCAGACTATCCTCCGCCGTGCTGCTGATATGCAGATGGTCCTTGATCTCCGTCAGCGTCACCGGCTCCTCGGCCGGCGGCGT